AATAACATGATAGTAACAAAACACACGAAAAACGCACGGTTTCCGTGTGTTTGCGTTTATTAAGCAATGAAGAAAGGCGGTAAGTGAATATGTTTCTGGATAACGCTATGGAGCGTATCAACCGCCTGATCCTTCAGGGTGGGCGAACCGGCATGACTGAAAATCAGTTCTTCGCCGCTGAAATCAAGGAATGGAAGAATAGTCAGCGCCGCAAGGATCAGGTTATGGGTGATCTGTACTATGAAGGACAGCATGACATTCTTCAGCGTCAGCGCACAATCATTGGTGAAAACGGTCAACTTCAGGTGGTGACGAACCTTCCGAACAACCGCCTGATTGATAACCAATATGCCCTGATGGTGGATCAGAAAACCAACTACCTTGTGGGCAAGCCCTTCACCCTGAACTGTCAGGATAAGGGTTACACGGATGCTTTGGGCAAGGTTTTCAACAAACGGTTTTACCGGCTTCTGAAATATGTTTGTGAAGATGCCCTGAACGGTGGCATTGGCTGGCTTTATCCTTACTACAATGAAGCTGGTGAATTGACCTTCAAG